TCCAAGTCACCCGACAGAGCCGTTTGTGCGCTCGTAGTCTGCGACTTAAACGCTTCAAGTCTAGCAACAGAATCCAGCCCAATCCGCTTAGCTTCCTGTGCAAGCAGGGTACTTGCACCAGCATTTCGCAAAGCTTCCTCAGCCTTGCGCTTAGTTTCTTTCAATGGCCCGTTGTCAAAGCTATTAAAGCGCTGATTGATAGTGTCAGACAGTTCTCTCTTGACTTCTTCAGCTCTGGCTTTGGCAAGTTCTACTTGATCGTTAAAGTCTTTTTTGATTTTGTCGACCTTTTGGTCAAAATCTTTATCTGCTGCTTCAATCTGCGCTTGGATTTTTGCTTCAACGCCATCTTGTTGCTTTATCTGCTTGGTAATCGTTCCCTCGTAAGAATACTGAGTATCATTTCCAGCTTTACTATCTGCGCTGATACGTCCTCTCAGACCACCTTTGAAAGTAAAGCTCTGACTTAAGACAGGAACTTTAAAAGTCTCTTCCTTATTGGTCTGAATGGTTACCCACTGCCCAACCTCAAGCAGTAAATGCCCTTGGTAGTTGAGATTATACGGATAGTAAGTTAGGTTTTTCAGTTTGTAATACAGGTCATTTAAAGCACTCTGGGTCATGAAGACATTGTCCAGTTCCAAAGACCGGCCTGTCTTCATACCGACCGTCAGAGACTTCTTGTCCGTCTTACAAGTGATACCAGCTATCTGATACTCAATCTCACTCTTGGTCAAGCCATGCAAGAAGTAACTGTCAGCGTTGATCGTGATATTGGACTCAGTCAAATCACGGATTTCCATCTTGCCTTCTCTGTTGAAGAAACAAGACATCCCAATCATCTGAGTCATAGCGCTCAGCATATCCCTAAAGGAAAGTTTCTTGCCCTCAGGAACTTGCTCAATATGATAACGCATCGCGCTGATTCCGAAATAGTCATTCGCTAACTCAATGCCTGTTTTCAGGCAGATTTCCTGAATAACCTCTCGTACTTCAGCTGGGAAATGCAAGTCCGTCACGTACTCACGATTAAGTTTAAACATACCGTCCATAAGCTCAAGCGTAGTTGTGTTGCGGTTTCGGTCAATTTCAATATCGTCTATGAAGTATTCCCCCATCTTGACCCACTGATAGGTATCCCCAACCAGTAGACCAATCTCAGGGTGCAGGGTATCCAGCTTATTGAACGTGGTAATGATACCGGTAAAGGTAATTTTACCGCTACCAGCGCAGGTTCCACCAGGCTTATAAGTATCGCCCTTAATGTAGCCATACTCAAAACTAGCCTCTTTGATATCCCGTGAAGCATAATCACCAACACGAATAGCCAGCGTCCTTTCCTTGGCAAACATGGCTCTGTCAAATTGTCGTCTAGTTAAAGCGTCCATTTTCTTACCTCTCTACCAGATTAAATTTAGCGCCAGACCAAGGTTTAAACTTCTCAGTAAAGGTATAGCTAGGAGCTGTCCTATCACCGACATAGAAAGTCTTTGTGACTTGGCCATCCATGGGGTCTGGATAAGATACCTCAAAAAATTCAGATGATACAGCATGTAAAAGCTGACTTAATTCTCCCTGAGTCATCATACCCCATTCACAGTCTAGTTTGCGTTTGGTCGTGATACGGTCACGCATCATGTCGCCATTGGCATTACGCCCTGTCTCTCCATCGATATCTTGAATACCGACTTGAAAATATTTGGGAGGCTTCACAGCCACCCCATTGATTGTCAATTGTGCCATTTAACCTCCTAAATCTTGAGCAAGGTTTGACCTGCTCGTTCATGTTCCTTGTTAATTTCTTGGATTGCTACCCGACCGAACTCATGTCCTGCGATTTGGATAACGATGTCGCCAGCCGGTAATGAATAACCTGTAGGTACATTATTAGCAGGCATTCTTTCAGCCAGTTTTTGAGCCAAGATAGAAATCCATCCTGTATTCCGTTCAAGAGGCATTACCGCTTCTTGACCAGCTTCTCCGACCCCAATGATGCTAGGAGAGTTGAATACACCACCTCGTGCATACCAATCTACAGAGAATGATGGAATTCTAGGAGGCATCAAGCTGAAGCTACCAGATATATTAAAGTGAGGGAGTTTGATTTTTGGTAAGCTCCAATCAAAGTTAAAGAAGCTTTTTAGTTTATCGATACCACTTTTAACGATGTTTTTAGCATTATCCATTGCATCATTAAACAGATTCTTGAACCAGTTGGGGATTTCTTTCAAGGCATCTTGCATATCTTTCCATCTATCGCCAAACCAAGAACCGATTTTTTGGAAAGGATTCTGAGTTTTCTTTTTTGCACTCTCAAATTTCTCTCCAAACCATGTATCAGCTTCTTTCACTCCATCTTTGATATCATTCCAACGGTCACCGAACCAAGAGCCAACTTTTTCAAAAGCTGAGTTCACTTTATCCCGACCTGACTTGAACTTATCACCAAGCCAAGTATTTGCTTCGGCAAGTGCGTTTTTAGAATCATTCCAACGGCCACCAAACCAAGAGCCTAAGTTGCCAAATATATTTCCAATAGCATCCCATGCTTGCTGGAACTTCTCGCTAAACCATTGACCTATTGGCTCAAAGATTTCTTGGAGTTTCGTCCATAGACCGCTGAAAAATTCGCCAATCGCTTGACAAATACCACTGATAAAATCACATAGTCCTTGCCATGCAGTTTTAGCAAACTCAACAACAGTGTCCCAATTTTGGTAGAGCAAGACACCGATACCAATTAAGGCTGCGATTGCTGCAATAACTAAGGTTATTGGACTTGTCAAAACTGCTAACGCTGCATTAAAAGCCCATGTTGCAGCTGTAGCGACTCCTGCTGCAACAGAATGTGCAAATTCCGCCGCGGTTGCTAATCCCATTTTCGCTGTATGAGCAGTCCATGCTAGAGCTGATTTACCAAGTTCTAAAGCAGTTTTCCCTAGCTGTGCAATTGTTTTACCTGAATTGACAACAAAATCTTTTGCATACAACGCATTCAAATAGATGGTTTCTCCGAAGCTGACCAATTTATCAAATGTCAAAGCTTTCAAAGCTAGTCCAAGATTTTTAATTCCGCTAACAATAAAGGAAACCTTACTACTTAATAATTCGAATGCCCCTGCAAGTCCTCCAGCTTGTTCAGCCCAAGACAAGAACTTAATTCCTTGCCACACGGTTGCAAGCGTACCAATCACACTAGCGATTGTGGAGATAATCTCTTTATTTTCTTTACACCAATCTGAAAAAGCAGTAAAACCATCGGTTACTAGCTTGATTGTATCAGCTAGTAACTTCAATGCCTCTAGTATGATACCGCCTAGTAAATCAGCGACGGTTTCAATACTTATGCCGAATGTGTTAGACAAGAACTCTGCAAAAGGCTTCCAACTTCCTTCCCAAAGTATTTGAATAATGTCAATTAGCCCATTAAAAGCATTAGCAATAGAGTTAATAGCAGGGACTACATGTTCATCATAAACACGACTTAAGCCATCGCCAAATTTGTTAACAGACCTTTCAATGCTCTCAAATACAGGCGCAACAGTATCTAATAAACTTTGGAAGACTGATGAAATTTTAGGAGCGCTTGTCACAACGACTTTTTCAAAACCTTTAAACAAACTTCCTGCTAATTTACTACCAACTTCAACAATGGTAGATGTCAAACTCAACAGAGTTGACACAATAGCGCTACCGATACGAACCGCACCAGTTGAGGTAATGACGTCGTAGAAAGCACTAGAAAAGTCCTGAGCTATGTTTCCTACTGCCTCGGAAAGGTTACCAACATTATCAAACAAAGCGACTAGCGCCCTGATAATGCGTTCTTTTTGCCTTCCAAGGCCATTTGCAATACTTTCGGCAAGGAAAACACCGATACCTAGCCCGATAGTGGTTATTGAGCCTGTCACTTGCCCTAAAGCATAAGCAATTTTCTCAGCCATTCGGTTAAAGGCATTCACAACCCTTGGGTCAGTGGCGATTTCTCCCATTGTCTTAGCTATTTGGTCTAAGGCAGTCTTAATGCGTTTTATACCTTCTGGTCTAAATGCTGCATCAAAACCTTTCTTGAAGAGGTCAAACAACCCTTTGAGCTTATCTCCAAGACCATCAAAAATGCTCTTGAATTTGTTGTCCATGTCGGTCAACTCGACTTCTGGCAAGATGTCTTTGAAAGGTCCGCCACCGCCTCCCTTTCCTTTACCACCTTTGCCACCGCCTCCAGAACCGCCTGCGTCGTCATCTTTTGGTTTTTGCAAGATGTTAATCTCATCAAATCCCAAAAGACCTAGCAACTCTTTAGCGGCCTTCTTAGCGTTTTTGGCGGAGTCTCCAAGATTGTCAGCAAGTCCTCCTGCTGAATCTCCAGCGTCGTCTACTGCGTCAGCAAGGTCTCCTGCTCCACCTGCAGCATCCTTCATGGCGTTACCCATGTCTCCAACTGCTCCACCAACACCATCTTTCACTGTTGCTTTCTTGTTGAACATCAAAGCAATAAACTCAGCGAGTTTAGCAGTAACGTTCTTCAAAACCATAGCAAAAGAGTTCAAGACAGGCATAATGGCATTGATAATCGGTAACATAGAGTTACCAAGGTTCAATGCTGCGTCCTTCATTAGCGACTTAAACAGGCTGATACGACCATTTACAGAATTAGACAAGGTATCTCCATACTTGGCTGTAGCTTGCTCCAGGATAGCCATAAGACGGATTTGTTGCTGGGTTTGAAAGTCGAGTTGGTCCCAACTTTGACCATTTGAGAAACGTTTAAAAGCTTCAGTGGACTTAATCATAGCCACATTGACGTTGATTCCTAGATCCTCAATCGCTTCGGTGTTCCCTAGTAGACCTGAGCGAATCCGCTCCATAACGTCTGTAATCGTGCGCCCTGAACCTTCAGCAACAACTGCCGATGTCTGCAACATCTTAGCGGTATAGGCGCCTAGCTTGTTGGTATCTTTGATAAACCCAGAAAATAAGTTTGAGTAGACCGCACCGTAGTTAGTAGCCTCACCCACACCCATATTCATAGCGTTGGCGTTATCGTTAACCCATTTTAAGAAAGATTGCGAACTCTCGCCCATCTGTCGCTTGATTTGGTTCATAGACGCTGATACTTCAAGAGCCGTCTGCGTTGAATACATCCCAACATCAAGTAATTTCTTACCAAGGATTGCAAAACCAGCGAACTTAGCCAGCTTACCAAACGCACTACCGATTGAGTTCGACTGTTCACGAACTTTGGCAGTGGCATTTTTCACTCGGTCAGATGTTCCTTTGACCTGATTCTCGACTTCTTTCATCTTTTTCCTGAAAGGCGCTATCTCAGCGTCAATCATGACTTTCAATTCATCAAGAGTTGCCATTTACTTCCTCCTTCCTTTTTCGATTATGTCTCTCTGCAAATTCACGCATCCGTTCCTTATGCAACAAAAGTGCTTGTTTCTGTCGTTCCAGTTCTACCGCTTGTTGTTCTTCTACAAATAACTCAGGCGCATACTCCCAGAACTCAACAATCTTAGCGTCATTGGACAGTAATAAAGAAACGTGATTGGAAATCATCTGCGAAAGTCTGTATGAGTCAATAATCTTCTCTTTACGCTCTTGGGTTTTGACACGGTTGTAGCTTTCAATCATTTCTCTGATTTCAAGCACCGTCAAATCCCAAAAATCAAGAGGCTTGCCTCCAATGTCCAAAAACATAGGATAAAGCCTCTCAATAATCTGCGTTACTGTTAAGATTACTCGACTACTGTCATTTTCTTCTTGGAAGTTTTCTTGTTCTTGCTTCCTCGTGGAGTAAAACCCGATACTTCAAATAGTGGCATTAAAACCTCTGTCATGAAAGTTGTTTGGTCTCCCCCATTGTCCACGTATTCATCGTATAGGTCGTAGACATCTTCAAAGGAATACCCATGTTCATACTGCTGCAAGGCTCCATGAACTAACAACAGCATAACTTTCAAAGGCGGTAAAGTGAACTCTTCGCCAGCTTCAGGCATGAAAATCTTTAACAAGTTCATGCCGATTTTTTCTTCCACAGTTGCAGCTTGATGAGATGTCAAACGTAGCTTCAACTCTTTTTCGTCAGTAACTTTCCAAGTTGTGTATTTTAACGCCATTTAATTAACCTCCAACACCGTCTGTAAATTCCAACTCTGACTGCAAGGCAATCTTAAGTGTGAACTCGATAACGGCATTGACACCGCCACCGCCAAGCTTAACAGATACTTGGCCTTCAAAATTGACCTTAGTACCGTCTGGGTATGCTTGCTCGAAGTAGAGTTTCTTCTTGTCGTCTGCTGCCTTACGCAATACACGATAAGGAGCAGTTGCGCTTGAATTATTATAAGAGAACTTGTACTCAAGTTCTCCTATGTCCCCAATACCAAACTCGTACTTCTTCACTGTATCTTCAAGAGTAGTATTTTCTACTTTTTCGAGTTCAATACCAAACTCTGGCACTTCTTTCAATCCAACAAGTTTAGTATAAGTTCCTTTAGCTTCGCCATAAGATAGCGTAATTCCATTTGCTAACATGTTTAATTCTCCATTCTAAATTGAAAAACAAGCTCTGAGTCTAAATCAACGACACCTTCAAAGCGCATGACCTTATGTCTCAAATGAGACGGGTCTGGCACGTCTTGGCAGTCGGTTCTTCGCAAACCTAAAGACTCAAAAATCTGATTGATTTTAACAGCTAACTCACTAGTGCTGGTATCATCAAAGATATCCACCTTATAGCGGATAGATGATTTTTGTTCCTGGTCATCAAACCAATCACCCGGCTTGTTTTGTTCTTCTAAAAAAATAACGACTGGGAAAGTCTCCCAATCGCTAGGATAAGTATCAGTCACATTATCTGCGACCTTTTGCAATTCTTTATAAATAACAGGCTTGATATTAATCATTTTATTTGTTCTCTTATCTTTCTACGGACATAATTCGAAATATTCTTAGACACACGCTCTTGATTGTCTCTCAAAGCTGGATAAAGATAAGGCTGGGCAGGTTGACCATACATCTTGTAGAACTCCCCAATCTTTTGAAAGTGGTAAGGTCCTACATTGATTTGGTCTTCATGCACATACCACGGACTAGACTTGTAAGTTACGCTGACCTCTGGAGAGATACCAGAATGGCTAGCTTGTCCTTTTGGTCCCGTTCCAAACTCAACGTAAGGAGCGTATTTTAGGTTGGTGTAAACCTCGCCTATAGCCTTATCTCCGTCCATTTTTGCCCTAGTTTTGATACTAGTTATAAGCTCTCCATCTCTCGCTGGTGCGAGTCTTCTTGCATCTGCTTGGACAACCTTTATAGTAGCATTGTGTACCGCACGTAAGACGATATCCTCGCCAGTTTTTTTACTAGCCAATCGTCTACATTTAGCTATGAGCCTATCTGCCCCTAGTAGCCCTGACACGCTCTAACTCCAAAACTTGATGATGTGTGTAGACCTTTTTAGAAATAACCCTGTGAGTCACTTCTGTCTGGCTATCGATACACACACCATCTTTCACTTTGATTGTAGCTGACTTGTTGGCATTTGCGTTCAAAATATCATTGACACGCTCGCCATACAATTCAGATTGTAGCTTGCTACTAGCTGGCCACAATTCAAGGCGGACTGTCTCAGCTTCCTTGGCATACCCTTCTTTCGCGACACCTTCCTCAGTGACAGTCTTTTCAAACCGTCGCATTGGATAAGGTTTCAGTCTACTCTGCTTCAAAAACATGACCTGCCACCCTTGCTAGCCTGTGCATGCGTATTCGCTGTAGAAGACCCGTAGACAGGCCATTTTCTCCGTAGACTACTGCTATACCACCTTCGGTTCTAGAACGCTCTCCTTCCGCTCCTGAGCGGTTGTGGAGCTCGATAGCAACCTCAGGTATTAAAAGACTTAAAGCAGGTGTCAAAGATGTGCGATTAGTCTCTGACAAGATAAGATTTGTAGCCCTTGTTTGGAGCAACATGAGAAGCTGAGTATCTTCTTCGCCTGTTAATTTCTTCAGCAACTCTATAGACATATCAATCCTCTTCTAAGAACTCAGGTTCAGGGAGGATTTTCTCAAGAACATCTGAGATAGCGACACCGTTGCTGGCAATATTGTCAGCCAGCTCAGCATAGCGCTCCTCAGTAATCTCAAGTTCCCCTCCTGCCAGTCGTTTCACATTTGATTCCCAATCATAGAAATCTTGTTTGATTTTAAATTTCACTTTTTAAATCCTCCAGCACCTCTACAATTTCGGCTTTTGATAACTTATAGGCGCCAGCTATGCCAGCTTCTTTGGCTAGATTCTTCAACTCTTCTAGAGTCTTATTCTCTAAATCAGAATACTGGCTAACCTGCTCCTCTTGGATATAATGACGTCGTAGCAATAAGCTCATATCGTCACCTCTTACTCACCGAATTTTACAACTCGTGTAGGGTCGTATAGGTAAACACCATAGTGTTCATCGCCAGTGATAACCGTTGTCTTTTTAAGGATGTCACGGTCTGTTTCGATAGCCACATCACGTTTTAGCATGATAACAAACGCACCATATTTGTTGGCATCGTCTGTCTGAGTTTGGCTAGGAGAGACTTTGACGATAAAGCCTTTACCTTCATCAACTTTTTTAGAACGGACGATTTGCACACCGGCAACTTCACCGAACGTTCCGGATACAACCATATCTGCACCAAGCTCTGAACCTTTAGTCCATTCTTTTGCTACGTCAGTTTTTAGCTTGATAGCATCTTTAGGGTTGATGATAGCAACATATTGCGCATCTTCTTCGTCCTCAAAAATCTCAAGAGCTTTATCAATTGCTGCAAGAGTTGTAGGAGTTTCTGTAATATGTTGTGTTGCAGTTTTAGCTACTGCGACCAAATCATCATCAATCTTGTTAGCAATAGCCAAACCAAGCTGATAAGTAGCTTGACCTAGTGGGTCGCCAAGACCTGACAAAAGAGCTTCATCGGTAATTTCATAACCTTTAGCAGCCTTTTTGATGGTCATAGTGGTCTTTTTAGTAGTCAATTGGTCTGGAGAAATAGCTTGACCTTCTCCAACCTCTGTCGCATCTCCTGCATACTCCCATGCTGGAACTGTTAGAGTATTCCCTGGTTGTCCTTGGAGTGCTGTTTCCACATAAGCAAGTGGAGTAAATTTAATCAATTTAGGTAGTTTAGCGGAAACCATGTCCGCCATCACCTCTGGGTTAACCATAGTGGCTAGTTTAGTTTGTCCTGCTGTCATTTATTTTAACCTTTCAATTTCTTATAGAGTTCTGGGTTCTTTTGATAGAGTTCATTTCGACTCTGATAACCCATACGAGCAAATTCTTCTTTTGTGATACCGTCACTATCGACTGGCGCTTGTTTCATTGGGGCTCCGCCTTTTAGCTTTTCTTGTACGCCTTTTTGCACGGCTTGCTCCCATGATTTCTGCAACACAGCGACAGACTGCGATACCGTCTCTGCGCTTGTCAAATCAACCACGTTCACTAACTCAACAGGTAAGTCACGTTCACTTAGCATTGCTTTAGCCTCTGCGGTCAATTCCTTACGAGCAATAGCCTTTTCACGGTCAGCTAGTTCTTGCTCACGCTGATCCAACTGATATTTCTGTTTCTCGTCAGCGTTCATCTTGGCAAGTTTCTTAGCTTCATTTTCCTTGGCTTCTTGCTCAGCTTCCCATTTAGAGCGCTCGGCAGATAGCATCTTACCGATTTCAGCACGAGTGAAAGTTCGTTCGTGCTTTTCTTCTTGCACTGTATCAACATTTCCTTGAGTGTCGACGGTCTCAGTTGATTCAGTAGATACAGTTGCATTGATTTCTTCTGACATAATTGTCCTCCAGCGATTACGTCGCCACTCGATAATCTCGCTTTACGTCCGGCGACGGAACAGTACAGCTTTTAATGTCATCGGCACAGTTTGGACAATATAAAAACCGTACGGGATTCCATACGGTTAGGGCATAGGAAAACCGCATCAAATATGACACGGTTTATAGCAATTTACAGTAATTTATAGCAGTCTATTCCTGCAAGTCAAGATGTTGGATCACCTCCTAATCTTTAATGGCACGATTTGAAACCTTGGCGTAAACATCCACATAAGTCTCATTCTTGTCTCCGTTATGCGTGATTTCTGCATAATTTCCACAAGGTTCGCTTGATGTAATTGCGTTCGTACTAACAAGAGCTTTCCAGTTTTGCAGGGTCTTGCTAAACCAAACTACAAAGCAGTCTTCTTCTTTGATTTCACGACCTGCCAAGCGTGAAAATTCTTGCGATGCCAATTGTTTTGCTTTTTTTAACATTTTACTCCTCCGTTTTTTCGTATGTTTCTGCAAAAATATCCGGCTTGCATGGATAATATTCTCCTTGCACACCTTTGATAATATAATCCCCTTTTTTAGCTACCATATCACCTTCAAGGGTAGCAATCCATATATTCCCAAGTGCATCAAACCAAATCTTATTTTCTGCAAAGTCAATTACCTCTTTATGGTTATTGCCGTTCCACTGCACAGCCTCGACCACTACTGGTTTTTTACGGTATTTCATTCCTCAATCCTTTCTGGGTACGAAAAAAGCACTTAGATTTCTCTAGGTGCTTAAGTAATAAATTGCATTTTTATATTTTTTAACACGCTCGTAGTCTGTATTGGTAACAGATTTCAAACGTGATAAATCTGAGTTATGTTTCAAATCTGCAAGTTTTACAACTCTTGCTAAATTATTTGATTTTACTTTCCCAAGATATTCTTGATAACTTTGACCTTTTTTCTTTGTCAAAATTTGTACCGCTGTAACAACTTCATTTGACAAGCCAGACGCGAATAAATCGGCAGCAGTTATATCGCTATCCTCAATCACATCATGTAAAAGAGCGACAGCTTTTTCTTGTTCAGTGTTGACTTGACTGGCCACATAGAGAGGATGCTGTATGTAATCAACACCCGCTTTATCTACCTGCCCTGCATGTGCTTTTTTAGCGATAGCCAAGGCAATATCAATCATGCCGCTACCATCCTGTCAATATAAGTAAATGCATCATTTTCTGAAATTTCTTCAAAATCCGTAAAGTCATTAAAAAAGATTTTATTAAACCAATCCATGCTATTAACCCACTTTTTTTCAATGTCAAAAACTTGCATGACACCATCAATCAAACGAAGTACTTGAGCATTGTTCGTCGTTGTGCGGTAGTATTTAATATCTTTCATATCACTTCACCCTCTCTATATTTTTAGGAATATCAAGCCCATTGCTTAAATCAAGCATTTCCTTAAATAATTTCATGCGTTCTAGATCAGATGTATTCGTATCACGATACTTCTCATAGAGTTCATGTAATGAACCATTTTTTAAGTCGAAACTTTCCTGAGTATGATACTGCATTTCAAAGTTGATACCATCTTTTTCAACGACTGTATTCACACCTTTATATGGTCCATCTATTAGCCAAGTATTTTTTACTTTAACAACTTTATAACCCTCTGCAATAAGCTCCTGTTTCATCTTTAAATACTCTTTTGCGAAAGTATCAGGATCGAAAATAGTTGTATACCGCAAAGCATCGTTAATTTTACTTGTAGCCTTTGATAAACTTATATTTTCAGCTTGGCTATCTGTTGTAATTTTACGAGCTAATGACTCAGCTGTTTTCTTCCGAAATTCAAGACCAGCGAGTTTATTTTCACCAGCAATACGTTGCATATCGCTTGTGATTTTTGGCTCGGCTTTCGAAATCTTGGACAACAGTTGCTCACTATAGAATCTTGCTTTAGTTTCCCTTGTACCTTGATTATACCCCTTTTGTTTTCTTTTCGCAACATATTCGCTATACCACTCTTTATAAGTCATATCGGCAGGCACGTACTCAACTTTACCTGTCTCTGGATTCCTTGCTCTGCGCTTCAACTTGCTGTAGTCTGCGTCCTCATCGTATCCGACAGTAGTAGACCTACACCAAGGGTGCATAGGCGGACAATTGACACCAGGGACAGCCTTATCCCTATCATAGACCTGATTGTCATGCTCCTGACAAATCCGTGATGTACGCTTGTCTAAGACGGCCACAAAGATATACTTTTCTATGTCTGCTTCTTCATAGCTGAGTAGTTCCATTTGGTTATGAAAAAAGGCTGATTCTGTCCGAACCAAACGTCTTGCATCGTTCTGACCTACATTGAACCTCTCAGCAATTGTTTGTGCAGTTTCTCGTGTATCTCGGCCTGTCATAAGGCTTATGAGTAATTCATCTTTTATGCTTGATGTAAGCTTCCCTGTATTCTTCCAGATGTTTGTTGAGTACGTACTTCCATCTCCTACCCAACTAAAAGACTGTAGATGTTTAATCTCGCTCTCAGGAAGCCCAGAAAAGCCGTATGCTAGTCCTGTCTGCTGCTGCAGGTCAAAGGTAGCCTTGTAGTAACTATCCTTCATCAAGTCGCTATAAAAGGCGTCTGAGCCTGTCTTTTCTGAATGATAGATAGATTCACGCATACGGTCTAAATCATCACTCAAACGTTCTAGACGCTTCATACGGAAAGAATAAGCCGGACTATCTAAGTCAGCCAGTAGTCTTTGGATATTTGGATCATTCGGTCTCGCTTCAAGTACTTTACGAAGTTCATTCAGATTTTTCTTGTCTTTCATGTTCTTCAAGACTTGTCTAGCTTCTACCTGACTTAGACCATAATCACGTTGGAACTTATCAAAAATCTTATTGACTTCCTTATCCAAGTAAGTCTTGGCTTCCTGATAGACCTTATCGAACTGATCTGCCTGCTTTTCGGCCTTGTCCATCTGCTGGTAAATCAGATTGGCTTTCCTCTTCGCCCAATACTCCTGATTCTTCATCCTCTACCTCGTCTTCGGGTTTCGTGTTGTCTTGGTTAAACATCGGCATGTCTTCCATGTTCTTCTTTTTCTCTTCTTCCAAGGCTTCTAGCTCAGCATCAGGGTCTTCCACAAACGGCAAGAGAGAAATAAGCTGTCTATTCGTCACTTTACCTTCAAGGTTGTTCACGATCTGAGAGATTTCTAACAAGTTCTTAGGCAAACCACGACTGAATTGTGGAACGATTGAATGAGACTCTAAAGCAATCTGCTTCATACCTAAGTAATGAGCAAAAATCGCAATACGCTGACGCAATCCTCGCTTATAGTTCGCTTCCTTGGTCTTAGTAATCATCTCAAGGCCCATCAGCTTAAATTCCATGGCTACGCCTGATGTATTCCCTGCGAAATTCTCATCAGTCAAATTAGGCACATGGCTAAATGTGTAGATGTCCTCTTTAAGAGCTGTACGCAAGATTTCAGTAGCACTTTCGTCCAGCGTATTCTTCAAGAACTCAGCCCTTGCACTATCGCCCGGCAATTCCAAAAGACCTTCTTCAGAAAGAATCTTCATTGCTACCTTAGCGTCTTCTGGAGTGTCTGCTAACTGCGTGCCATACAAGACAAGGATAGACTCTACAGCCTGTTCCTTATCATTGACACGATTCCCCATCAAGGAATTATAAGCGTCTATCAAGCTAATTTGTTGCTCATAGTCACCAATTGCAAAGTGATTGTTGCGATATTCGATAATTGGGATTTGACCAAGGTTGTGAGGTGTTGCCTCCTCGCTCTGAGTTGTTCCTGAATCTGTACTTCTCAGCACCATGTGATAGTGCAGATTTTCGGTAAAGACCTCAGCCTGGTGCTTGGTAGTGTCTTTCGTATCGTCTTTTACTTCATAGTAATAGACCGCAAACAAGGGCTTCCGCTCAATACTATCATCGTAGACCATGAAAGTATTCTCCGGATCAATACTAGTTGAATCCAACTCAGCCATACCCTCTTTAGCATAGATGTACTCGTAAGCACGACCATAGATAGCCATGTTCAAAGCATTCTGAGCATCTACTTGGTCAATCTCAGCACCATCAAAGGCTGTAAGTAGTTCATCAATATCACCGTCAGCAGTATTGTTATACTTGATAGGATTGCCCATAAAATAGCCCGTAGCCGTGTCTGCGATATCCTTGGCATGATTGGCTACCGTCTTGTAATTCGGTGCGTTCACGTTGCGTCTCGTGTGTTCTAAGATAGCATGCTCACCCAAATAGTAGCTTTTAAGCTTCTTCAAATGCGAGCCTTCAGTGCTATGCATCGTTATCAATTTGTAAATCAGGTCTTTCTTCAAAGAACCCTCATCGTATCCATCCCGTGGATAGGTTAAATATTGGTACATGTCTTTCCTCTCTATAGACCATAATCAGAACGTCTGCGGACGGTTGCTTTTCCACCTTCGATACATTGAAGGCTGTAACGCAAAGCGTCCATCAAGTGGTTGTTTTTATCCTCTGGTTTATTCAACCAGTTGCCTTCTTTATCTCGCTGGTAGCAGTAACTATAAAATTCATCCATGATGTTTTTACAATCTGGATGCACATAAATAGCGTATCCTTGCAATTTGGATACACCTGCCATAATACTATCCTTACCTTTCCGACTCTCTTTTATTCTAGATATGCCATGTTCTGACCTGAGCTCTTCAATCAGTCGTAATTCAGCGCTATCAGCAATGATTTGTGAGCGATGATAACCTTTGTCCTTTATCATCTTCGCAACTTCTTTGGTTATCAATCCGACTTTATACGCCTCATCAAAGACATAAATCTCTTTCGTCGTGTCATTTATCAACGAACAACACAAAGCAGTTGGATCATGAGTAAAACCAAAGTCAAGACCGATACATAACTTATTAGCTGAATCTTGTAGTAATTCATCTTTATTGAAATCCTTGACAGTCACGTTTTCGTAGATTAAACCTTCAGCAACTCCCCATTCGCCATCACAAACGATTCTAGCACGTCTGGGGTTCGTATGATACAAATCCTCATAGCGTTTGATATCGACTTCATCAAGCCACTCATTGCATTTGTAAGTGGTTGTAGTAGCGAATGTGTCAGCCCGTCTCGTCTCTTCATCGAAGAATACACGCTTGAGCCAATGCCTCTCATTCCACGGGTTAAATGTGACTGTGATTTGTTTAAAGAAATCAGGTACATCTAAGCTACCACGGATAGACTCAACAACCGTGCTGAACTTGTCTTCAGTCTCAATTTGATATGCTTCCTCGAACCATGCCCAACAAAGACTGCCGACATCGACCGTGATAGATGTGATTTTGAGTTCATCATCCAAACCACGGAATAGGATTTTTTGACCAGTCGCTTTTATGGTTATTTCAGGCAAAGACTCATTGAATTTAAACAAATGAGTCACCCCCAACACATTACACGCCCATTTAAAATCCGTATAAGTTGATTGCTTATTTGTATTCGAATACCTACGAATAACAAGCAAGTTGGCCCAGGAATATTTCAAAAGACGGACAACATAGTTTAAAGCGGTTGTCTTGGACTTCTTCGAACCACGGGACCCTTTGACTACACGATAAAGACTTCTTGAGTGCCAGAACTGTCCGTACCCAGCTCCTACTGTCTTAGGTAAGTCAACGACAATATCGTTTTGCTTAATCTGGTATGTCTGACTCATTTGCAAACACCACCGTTCCAGAAACATCCGCCTCTACCTTATCCGTCCAAAGCCTATGCCGTTTACCAAGAAGTTCAGCCGCCTTGATTCTATCTTTAGCTCCTACATCTATATCCGTAATCGTCTGCCCTAGTTCTCCAATGCTTATCAAGGTCTGTTCTTGCGTCTCTCCTCGCATGACTGAAGTTAGATAACCTAAGACCTCTTGCTGATCCGCAATCTTTTCAGAATCAAGCTGTTTCAGTCGTTCATCTATATAGCTTTTAATCTTAGGATTCTTTAGTAACTTATGTCCTTCAACGCCTGCCACTCTATCACTAGAAACACGATAACCTGCTTTCTTATAGGCTTCCGTCGCATTACCTGAGATGATGTACTCATCTGCAAATCTCTTTTGTTTTATTCTCAATCCACTCAATTTTCCATCACCACCTTTCAAACAATCAAAAAAGCCACACGATGTGCGACCTTCTTGCAAGGCGACTACTACCTTGCGTGCGTATTAAATTTTGACTTCTTTTTTATTTTTTGTAGTCTTTAAAACCTCTGAGGGAATCAAACCCTCTAGCTTATAACTTATCCGGAATATAATTAGCTACGCAATCATGCGAGGTCCAGTCGCTTCCGCAACCATTTTTAAGTTAATGAGTGATAGGAGTTAATGAGTGATATGTGAATCCCCACCCAGAAGATTTAACTCATTCTGGGACACAAACACTCAAAGGAGAGGGGAGGACTTGAACCTCCAAGGCCATTACAGCCCCCTGACATTACAGGTAACCATCTACCAATTCTGAGACCTCTCTTTTCAATTCTTGATACTACCATTTTATCAGAATTACAAAACTGTGCTAACAAGTATCATTTTTTCCCGTACGGTTTTGTAAAGTTCAATTTAGTTCCATTCTCTCCAAAACCTCATTCAGTTCAGAGATAGCCATATTCCGCCAAGTGTAGAAAGTTGTTCTGCTGATTTCCATTTTGTCACAAATATCATCAACATACATCTTAGTAATGTAAGTCACCCTGAGAATAGACCTGCTCTTTGGATTTTTCAGCTTGTTAATCAACCTACCAAGCTCAAGCTTTCTGTTGATAACCTCTTTAGTATCCTGTTCTATGGCCTCTTTCATCACGACAAGCTGAGTATAGACATCATCAACTTTTCTAGCTTGACCACCTTGGACTTTGACGTCAATCCACTTGGGGCTTGAGAGCAAACCTGCCTCAAGCTCGTTAATTTCATCTATACGGCTTTGAATGTCCATGTCCAGATTCTGCAACTCTTTCAATAGTTCTTTAGCCTTGTTCACTCTCTGTCTCCTTTGTGATATAATAATATTATTGAGATTATAGCTGAGGCAGAGAGCGCCTTGGCTTTTTTTAATGCTTAAATTCGTTGACCAGGTCCCGGATAAAGAACTTCCAATCAGATTCTCTAAACGTCAAGAAACGATCTGTAGTAAAATTTCTAAGTCTTTTATAGAAAAGCATCTTTAGTTGGATTGACTCACCAACACTCAGTAAAATACCAGGGAAGCGATGTACTGAATGCACTCTATTTCCGTATCCAGAAATATCTAAATGTATTAACGTTTCTGGATATATGCGCCCCATACTAGCTTCAACTCCGAATTCAACCTTAACTTCTTCTACAGTTGGAACTTCGTTAAAAATTGGTCGTGCAGAAAATATTGGCGACGGCGTTTCTTGTTTTTTTCTTCCTGAATATGGATATTTTTTTGGTCTCATTGTTTATCCCCTTCCTTATTCTCTAAAACGGCATCTTGTATAAAAGTATTACCAATTTCATAGTGCTTGTATTCATAGGATTTTAAAATATCTCACTCGTTGACCTCCAAAAGCTCCGGATTTTCGTAGACATTGCCGATGATTTCCTCATATTCCGTCCACGCATATCCATCTCCAAATCCTTTTAGGTATACAGCAGGCATTCCGCCTATGAATGTGCCACCGTATTCTTTTTCTAAATATACTTCATGGAGACATCCTCTTGTACATTTAACGATGTCACCGATGAATACCTCCTTGCCGTTCTTGTCTTTGAGTCCTGTTGATTGCATGAGTTCGATTTCATCAGGATTGTAACAATAGATATCTCTATCGTCTGGTAAACCATTCTCAAAATAAATTTGTTGTGTCACTATTTCTTCGTTTTCGTAGTCAATAGCAAGAATGTCATCTGAAAAAAACATACGTTTTTCTGTTTTTATCCACGCTCTATATCTTGGTGTCATGTTAAATCCTCCTAAGCATTAACAACTGGAAAATGAATATCACCAATCACTAAAGAGCATACGCTGTAATAATAGCCGTTATGCTCTGCTTCACAATTGGCAATAGCTACAGGGTTCTGATTATGGAAGATAGTTACTTTGTTTTTATAACCAGTTCCCCAATGGTCGGGGATTTCTTCCGGTTCTCCAATTTCAATATTAGTAATCACAGCGTCAAGTGATACATCTTGGAACTCCCCACCTGCTGAGGCACAGCAATCACTTTCAGACATTTCAATAGTGACCTTTGTGCCGTCTTCAAGCAGCAAAAAGTCCTTATCCCATTTCACAATACGCTTAAAGAGCAACAATTCTTTAAGCTCTTCCAACGACCCGTACCTTGCATTTTTCCAATCAGGCTCATAATAGTCTGGTAGTTTAATAGTTTCTGTCATAGTAACACCTCATCCCCAACTTTCACTTTATCGTACACGTCCTTCGTAACCACGAACACACCATAGTCACGTATCGTTAGCGTATATAGCTTGCCATGCCGTCCTTTCTCGACGACTTTACCGAATATCTCAGCACCTGCGTTATCAGCCTTATAGATAACCATAGGCTTCTTCTCTTCTAAATCTCGAATCCTGTCCATCTGCCAGATATTCAATCCAGCAGATAGCAGAATCCAGATAGCTATGAATCGTTTCAATTTATGACCTCCTCCTTCAATTTAAGCTCAATCTCTAAGTAAAAGCTTTGATCAGGTATCTCCAGTATCGCTGTAGTGGTTTTACCATCAGAACCAACGATAATTTCTCCGATTGCCAAAACTAAGTCTCCAATTGTGCTATTTAGCGTAAGGCTCATCACTCCACCTCCTCAATCTCAATCCCTGGACAATCAAACACCCAGCCGAACTTTGCGTCTTCTAGTTCTTTACGGGTGTGGGAATATATAACATCGTCTAAACTAAAGCTTTTTGTAAAGAAATACCTTTTCAAAAGTTCTCCATAAACCAACATATTTTCTTTAATATTCCCTTTAATCTTAACAAAATACCGCTTCTCTTTTTCAACCTCGTAGCCGTCAAGCCAAGCAAGACAGAATTTTTCGATGTTATTTTCGTAAAACCAATCAGGAACTTTCTTATCATAATGATCTTCAATTACTCTCATTGCACCGTAAACATGAAAATTGTTTTTCTTTTTAAATTCTATATATTCCGCCACACACTGCGGAACTATGACTTTTTCACGTTCAACCATACCCTCAATTTTACCTTGCTCGTAGCCCTCTCGCCATTTTGCACGGCTAAAATCCTGTTCAAATTCGCTCATGATAGCCTTTAACCAAACCTCTCTATCATGCAATGGCAATTCTCGCAATCGTGCTAGTATGTTCTTTACGTAGCGTGGAGCTTCATCTGCGTGACCTATTTCGGATTCGTCTAGTTGTTCAAAGATTTCTTTTACATCCTTCCACCAAACTGCATAACCTTGAAAATTCCCAATTATTGTTCTTCGTTCCTCTAATTTTTTAATCAATTCCTGCTTATTCATCTTAGTTTCCTCCATAAATCAAATAAACTGCAATAACTACCTGAGCCATGCTTGGCGAATAACCAACCCAATCATCAAACTCCTTAGATTTTGGCAACCAATCCTTAGTAGCTCCCAAATCATAGTCTGTAGGTTTTTCATCAGCGAAGATGCATTCCATCGCTCCCATAAACGTCATACCATCTTCTGCCATTTCCCAAAAATAGTCCGCCCGGTCTTTCACCGCTTGTGGTAAATCTTGCTTGGGAGGTTGCGGCTTCCCGTCTTCTACCGTCCAGTTGTATACTTCATTAACTTTTTGCTTTAACTCTTCCATCATCTTCCAACTTCTTCACTTTCCGTCTTAATTCTCATTATCTTCCTCCTCAATTTTAATAACGGCCCTACCGTTTGGGTGTCGTCTTTGGTGTGATGTGTAAGTGTAATACTTTAACATCCTTTCAGTAATTCCTGTCTCGCTACTGATCTGCGCTAATGTTCCAAGCGTAACAAACACATCACCTTGATATAATGCGTAGTCAGCCATCTGCTCCTCATTTCTTCAAATACTCAGGGATTTCATGACCTCAATCTCAACCTCTATCCGTGGATTTAGACTGTAGAACTTGCCTACATCATGTAGCGCTATCTGACCGTCGTCCTGGAAGACGATCCCTGACATGCTGTCATATAGCGCTTTTTCGTAGTTATCTATGTCAGGCTTTTTGCCTACTGGTATAATTTCATCCAGGAGGGCCTGTTGGTTCTTCTTGACTTTAGAAATGTACTGAGGAGGTTTGATATAAAATCTAAGCCGTGCCCTCAAAGCTCCCTCAAGGATAGGCTGACCCATGTACTGATTAGCAATGAGCAGCTGGCAATGATTGCGCCATGTTTTCATATCCTTGTCTTCGTAAGTTGTGGTAAAACTCCCACGTCTTGCAAACCTTGGCCGTGATTGAGGTTTAGGCTCAATGTTCAGGGTCAATTTCATTCAAGAGCCCCCTTAAATCCTGCCATCTCAAAGAGATTTTCTCTGTTTTCGTTTACGAACTCAAAGAATTTTTTAACCTCTTGTAGCGTCTTGATGTTGCTCTTGACTCGTGTTAATGAGGTGAAAAATACATCATTTTTGGGAATTGCCTTAACTTTGCACTTGTAGACCGGTTCAAAAAGGTCACCATTGTCATCTAGTGTAGGAGCCGTGTCTTTGTTATCAAAGCTAATGCTCATATCATAGTTTAGAGTCGTAACGACCTCTATTTTTTGTTTCTCAATGATGATAGCAATACGTTCTGTCACATTGATTTTACTTGCCATGTTCTTTCTCCTGTTAAAAAAGTGTCGTTTGCAAAGGGTACATATCTTCAAACGGTACTCCAAGTCTTAGACAGTCTTGTTTGATGTCCATTGTAGAAATCACATACTTGACGCCATTGTTTTTCTTGTCGTAATGTGGAAAAGTGTACCCGTCATTTTCAATTTTGGTTTTAATGTCCGTTTTGGTTTCAGGTTTCCAATCCACCCAATCCGTCCACTCCATTCTTGTCCTCCTCAAACTTTACAAACGTTAGCCAGTGTGTGGTGCCTCTTTGCTGACCAAATAAGGGCTTGAATGGTATCACCTCTAGTAATTTCTTTACATTTATCTGACGGTCAGACCATTTAAAGACTAGTGTGCCGCCAACTTTTAGAACTCTCAGACATTCTTCAAAACCCTTGGCCAAATCTTCTGACCAGGTAACTTTGTCCAGCTGTCCATACTGAGCTTTCATTATCGAATTAGGTCCAGCCCATTTTAGATGTGGTGGATCAAACACAACTAGATTAAATGTGTTGTCTTCAAAAGGCATGTCACGAAAATCACCGATAATATCAGGGTCTACATTGACCTTTTTGTCATGTATCTCAAATGTTTCTTGCCTAATGTCCATAAAAATTGTGTGACTTTCGTTTTTATCAAACCAAAACATACGACTGCCACAGCAAGCGTCAAGAATTTTAATTTTTGACATATATACCTCCTAAAACGGCAAACCGTCATTTGGGAGGTCAAAGGGGTTAGGATCGGTAAAAGGTGAGCTATTCCCATTTTGGAAACTGTTGCCTTGTCCGTGCTGACTGTTGCGACTCTCTAGCAGAGCTACACTCTCAGCGATTACTTCAGTCACATATCGACGCTGACCGTCTTTCTCGTAAGACCTAACTTGTAAGCGCCCTGTGAGGCCAATAAGTGAGCCCTTGCTGCAATACTGAGCAATGATGTCAGCTGTACCTCTCCAAGCTTGAAAATTGATAAAATCAGCCTCACGCTCTCCATTTTCGTTTTTGAAATTGCGATTGACTGCAAGCGTGCCCTGTAAACTAGATACATTATTAGGCGTTTTTCGTAGATCAGGAGGCGCTACAAGCCTCCCAACCAGTGTGACGTTATTGATCATCTGATTTGTCCCCCTCTAGTGCTACGCTCTCCCAAGAGATACCCTAAAAACATCCATAGGATAGCCATCCCAATCTCTTTGATAAAATCATTCATTATTTCTCTCCTTTGCATTCATAACATACATTTTGACCTACATCTTTTCCCTTGATTATTGATAAGCTACCACATTTCTCACAGCTGATTATGAAACCTAAACCATTTGAATTAATACTGCTTATATTGTTCTCTGAGGGAACTTTGTAAATAATCAATGCGGATGTATGCCAATATTCAGCACTGACTCCACTGTCAGCGACAGCAGACACATTTGATTGAAATTTGATGTCAATCAACTTAATGCCTGGATTTTCGGCAAGCCAGCTATTTATTTGGTCGTCAATCGCCTCATGATGTGGATAATCACATGAAAAAAATACGGTTTTAATCATATTCCCCTCCTGGATTGTGCCACCAGATCATCAGGTCTTCCTGATTATCTCTGATGTACTGCTCAAATATTTCAAAGTGGACGATAGCATGTTTTAAGCGTTGCATACCCTCTCCAGATTTTGAGCAAAAGCTGAAAACTTTAAAGACAGGCTCAATCATGTCAATAATTTCTACGACTTGGCCATTGAGGTTCCAGACGCTATCCTCTCCCACCTTAAAATCTAGGATAAACTCATCCCCTAGGTTGTGGATAACATGCAATTTCTTGCCGTCCGAGTAGATGGCTACGCTGTCAGATATTTTTCTGATGTCCATGGTTACCTCCCCATTGACTCTGGAGAAATATCCAAGATTTTTCTATCTCCAATTTCCTTTTTTTCGCCATACAGAGTCGCTAATAGGTCCTCTATTTTTCCTATTAACTCATCAGGCACCCCATATTCAGCCAATTCTCCTGAAATTTTTTCAATTTCTGTCATACTTACCACCCACATTGTTCATTTAGTTCAGCCTGAGTTAATGGCTCGATACGTTGATAACCCCTGACTTGATAGTTCTTTTTAAAATCAAATCCGAGTTGACTTAGACCAGCCTTGAAACGGTCTTTTTCGGCTGTGTCTACAAAATACACCTCTAAAGTCATTTTTTGGGCATATCGTTTTAGGTCATTTTCAGCCCCTCTAAGAGCGTTAGGCTCATTTTGGAGGATTTGTCCACCGTCCAAGATTTTGCCCGTTTCTGGGTCAAAATTTGGGGTTTCCGTTGATTTTGGAGCCTGTTCTTGCTGTTTGGTTTGTTGGGCTGCTAAAAGTTCCTGATTAGATCGCTCTGCTCGTTCTTGAGCCTGTCTGATTTCTTCCTTTTGCTTTTCAAACTCATAATCAGCTTTGATTTGTCCAAAGACTTCAGCAAGAGTCAAGTCTTTCAGCTGTCTAATGTAAGGTGAGTCAGTCATGCCATACTCAGCACATAACCCTGAAATAGCTGACTTGGCTTTTTCAAATTCTTGTTGTTTCTGAAATTCAAATGTGACCATGTCATCAAGTGACTTCATAGTGGCTTTTTTAAGCGTCACGCCATCTGCCATAAAATCGCTAGCTTTGACATACTCAAGGGCCTTTTCATCAAAGAGACGAGGATCCAGCATGTACTCAGCTGATTTGTTGGCTAGGTAGCCTTTGACTGTGTCAATTCGGACAGCCTTTTGATGTTCTTCAAACTCTTTGACATCACCAGCAATTTTGGTAATGATGTCTTTTAGAGGCTGGATGGCATTCTTGACATACTTGTCAAATTCATCAGCTGGTTCAGATAAGACTTTCTTATTCCTGATCCGTTCATCAGAAACCTGCTTGTCTAATTTTCGTAGATCGGCAAGTGTCTGCTTGTCATCCTTGATAGTTGCAGCCGTAACCGTGTAATTTTGATACTTTGCTACAACCTCATTGATATTCTGCTCAAATTTCTCACGGTCAATGATTTCAACCTGTGCTTGTGTTACTTTTACCTGTAATTCTTGCATGTTGTCCTCCTAATATTCAAGTTCACCGTCTAGCAACTCGCCCTGGATTGGATCCTCATTTTGAGTAGGTTCAGGATCTGCATGATTTGCCTCTTGCTCTTTGTTGAATTGATCAATCTGAGCCATCTTGCGTGCTACGACATCCTCACGGCTTTCTTGAGGAGTGACGTCTTTAGGTGTGTTATCCAGCTGAATTTCGTCAGCCTCATAGCTTGCTCCAAGCTCGGCAGGAAACGCCTCACGGTAAGCTGACACTAGAGCTACTTTTCGTATCATGACACAAGGCATAGTATCCCAATTATTCTCACCTATTGGCTTACCGTATGAGTTCATCACTGGATAAGTAACATCTTTACCTTGTTGTGTCAGTTCCTTAACTCTTGCACGTATTTTAGAATTGTCGTACTCCTCAAAAGATACTTCTGTTTCCGTTGGGTAAGTACGGTCTTTGCGGTACACCTTAGCCCAACCGCCAAGAATTTCAGCACCTTTAGGAATAAATGCTCCTTTTGAGTATTTAATTTCACCATCCATCAGATAGATTACGCCTGCCTCTTTGCCATCAAATTGCGGGTGACTATCTGCTTTCTTTTCAAAAGCTGATTTGGCAGTGACTATCTGGGCTGGCTGAGTTCCATACTTGATAAAATAAATTTCTTTTGTAAATGGATTGAGGTTTTGGGCTTTGGCTTGAGCTATAAAATAGGCAAGCTCCTCATCACTAGCTTTTCCTTGTGGGTCAAGATACTTTCTGATAATACCGCTATTAAGTAGCTGTGGGTTGGTTAAAAAGTCGCCTTTTGCTTCTACAATTTGATTATTCGTCATTTCCTTCTACCTTTCGTTGTGTTCTCTATTCATAGGCTAACAATCTCCTACATAGATCCATTGACCAGCGCTGAAAATCCAATCAGCTGGGTCAAGTTCTTCTCGTTCTTCAGGCGGTTGCATTATATCTCTGTCATAATTAAACATGAGCATACACCTTCCCAAGATCCAGCAATTCGTTTTTTTCTTCATGATTGGCCAAAAGCCAGACACGGTTTTCAATTTCAATCTTTGTCATCTTCCTGCTCCACCTCTTCAATTTTCACTTCGCTATTTAGACGTTTCATGGCTTCATCTACCGACTTGCCGCCCAGGACGTCCTTGAGCATGTGGCTTACATCGTGCATTGTTTGAGCCTTCGCCTTGCTTCTTTCATCCTCTGGCATCAATCCGACATCTTGTAGAGCCAGAAAGGCTAAACTGACATCGTGCATTTCTTTCTGAAGCTGTTTGATTTTTTTGATTGTTTTTAGTGCTTTAAACATATTGTTCTCCTTTTATTCTCCTACTTTCCAAATTCGGCAACGTGACTCAATTTCTGGTAGTTTTTCATTTTGATAAACCCAATCGTTACCATGAACACCTGATGCGATGTAAGATATAGATTTTAAGTAATCAATAGCTTCTTCTTTTGTTCCAAAAACTCTTGCAATATAGTCTTGGTGCCCCGTCGGTAAGAAATCACGTCCAATCAAACTGAAATCCTCGTTTCCAGTTTCAGTATTCTTGACATAAATCGATATAATGTACATCTACATTTCTCCTTGCAGTCTAACCTTGATATCAAAGTTTTCTTTGTACTTGTAGGCAGCAAGCTCCTGCTTCAAGTCATGGTTTTCTTGCTCACGCATAAAGCGACGTTTGCGCTCTTCGAGAAGGTCATTGCTAACCTCAATAGCAACCTCTCTCCAGTCAAGGTTGACTGATTTAAGAACTCCTTCAAGTCTGAGTTTTAATTTAGTAAGTAGTTTCATTAAGCTACATCCTCCTCGTTGTCGAGCATTTCATTTACAATTCCGTTCCAAATGTCATAAAAACGATGATTTTCTGGGATGATAATTAGTTCATCTGGTTCTAATTTTCGGCCGTAAGCATATACTGTGACTTTCATTTTATCTTCCTACTTTTTTAATTATCTTCATCTTGTTTAGGCAAACTAGGAATTGTTAACGACCCTTTTCTGTTGATAAAGTATTGAATTAAAGAAGGATGATCGTCACTCCATCTTCCGTTGTATAGCTCTAAAAAAGTTAATAGCAATTTTTTCTTTGCAAATCCTTCGATATCTTCTGATGTCAAATCTGATTTCTTCAATTGTGTCAACATTCTGTTTTCATCAAAAACTGATGTTGTATACAAAGTCCATAAAACAGATTGTAAAAATGGTTTGTTAGGCAGTTTTGTTTCGTTTAAAACGCGTTCGTAGAACTTACAAAATTCTCTTAACTGTTTTTCGTTTGAAAATACATAATCGCCTTTTTTTAATTTTTTGACTACGTGTGCTGCCGTACCATCACGTCTTCCTGAACCAGCTACGATTACCATCTTGTCACTAAGCAATTCGTTCTCGTCTAAAAATTTAGCTAATTTAACAAATTCAGGATCTCCCTCTAAAGCGAACGAATACACATAATCTTGTAATGCCCAGTTGACAGCTGATGTATTCATCGAAATTACTGTCTTGAAATTAGCGGTCGGATCAATTATGTAGCGCACTGGTTTTCTATGTTTTCTCAAGTAATAAAGACGATGTTGCCCGTCGATAACTTCCATTTTTTCATTTACCAAAATCGGCTGACGTTGTCCCTCAGAAAGTAGCTCCTCTTCCAATTTAGGATTTTCAGTTATTTTTCTATTACTAATTTTGCGAAACATATCATATTCAGTAGTTGTTAAAATTTCATTTGTATTTAAGTTCATATTCATGTTATAATCCTCTTGTAAAGTTTTTTAGTATGCGCCTGATTGCCGTCAGGTGCTTTTTTATTTTATGTCGTATAGACACTTCCATTCGTCGCATAATACGTCAGCTCATTCATCTTATTAGTGAACCGTTCGTCTGTCGTAATCAGCAACCTCTCTTTAAGCAGGGTTGATAGTCCGTAAAATTGGCTTTCAAACTGTTCAATAGCCTGCTTGCGTTCCTCAGTAGTCAGTTGCTGACAAGGAGCGTCTCGAAGCTGTGTCTTTGCTGAACTTAAAAGCATTCGTCTTCATATTTCCTTTCGTTATTCTGTCAACGAGACTCTGCTCGTAAAGTTCTTTGAGGTGCTTACCTTCAAAATTAGTTGTGATAATTGTATTCGTCCTGTTTTCAAGTATTTGATACAGGACTTTCTGCATCCAGTTATTGCCTTGTCTGATTTCGTTCCCAACACTCGACTCTTTGCCTAGGTCGTCCAAAATCAAGAAGTCAACGTTTTGCAGGAATTTCACGACTGAGCGTTGTTCCCACTTAGAGTCCTTGTATTGAAAAGCCTCTTGCATTCGAGAAAACAGCTCCATGGATGGCATATAGACTACCGATTTCCGAACTTGGAGCATTTGAAAGCTCTCGTTTAAGGTTTTAGCTATCCCGACGGCCAGATGGCTCTTGCCAACTCCAGGCGGTCCAGAGATAATCGTATTCCCTTCGTAGCGCTCTTTCACATAGTCAGCCGTGACTCGCTTAGCGAAATTGACTGCTTCAGCGTCCTGATTTGTATGGATTTCAAAATTTCCAACAGTCGCATTTTTCAAATCGTTTGGGATGATGCTCTCTTTCATAAAGAGAGAATATGATCTCGTATCTCTGATTTGAGCTTCAGCAATAGCTAACTGTTCGCTTGCGTTCTGGTTGATAGTCTCTTGAACACATTCAGGACAATAGGTCAGCGTGTTGCGAGTGCAAGGGTTGATAGACCGCCACATGTATACACCTTCGTGTTTTGGACATTGCTGTTTCAAAGTCTCAACCTGCAAGGCTCTTTCTTGCAACTCTTTGCTTGATACTACTTGCATGCGCACCCCCTAAAATCCAAGCCGTGGATCAAATCCATCATCGGATAATCTCAAGCGACCGTTCGACTTATTGTTTGACCGAGTAGGCTTCTGCCTGTTCTCTACCAGTTCAACAGTCGTTAAACCTTTCTGTTTCCAGTCTCTCAATATACTTTCAAGATATTTAAAGTAAGGCTTACCATTGCCCACACATTCCTTGATGGCTAACTTGATAACCTCTTTACTATGGTCTTGTAAGAAGTATTTCAAGTCCTCAATTTCAAATGGTGTCGGGTATCGTCCGAATTCTGAAAAAATCCAATCATGAACAATTCCTAAGTCGTTTTCTGCGGGGGCGTCCTCTATACTATATAGATTATTAGCACCCACCCCCTCTGGTTCAATCAGGTTGGTTATATAAGGGTGGTTATTATCAGGTTGGTTAGACTTAATATTTTTAAGTTCTTGAACTAAAATTTCTTTAGTTCCCCCCTTAATATTTTTAAGTTCTTGAACTAAAATTTCTTTAGTTCTGATTTTCTGAGGATATAGCAAATTCGCCAATCTAACGCCCTGTCTTTTTTCTTTCAAAAGACCATGTTCTATCAGTTGCTTTTTTAATTTGATTACAACTGGCTCGCTTTTTTTTATCCACTTACCAATTTCTTCGTTAGTAGCTACAACGTACAGATATCCATCTTTATCAGTAAAATGTTGCTTATTTTTTCGAGATAATGAAACACGATCGGTCAAAATACCATAAACCATAACAGCCAGCGGATCTAAATCTGAAAAATAATCATCTTCTAGCAGCCGATACGGGATTTTAAAGTATCTTTCGTGATTATCCATGTCTATCTCTGTAAAATATTGTTCATTCATACCTCTCCTAAACTATGATTTAATTCGTATTTTTTGCCTAAAAAAATAAAATCCTTTTCGACATTGTATAGTCGAGCAAGTTTGTCTAAAAGATCCATTGGAATTTTCGAACTATCATGCTCGTACTTCAACAGTGTTTGTTGATGAATATTAAGTTTGTCGGCAACTTCTTTTGCAGATAAATTATAATTTGTTCTTATTGCTCTCAATGTCATTTTCGGCACATTCCTACCTCCTTATTTTTCTATTTGTTCCTCGCAATTCTGCTATAATAAAAGCAGAAAGGAGGTAATGTTATGACTGATTATCAATTAGAAGCTTCTCTGATTGTCCTTGGCAAAGAGTACGAAAGAGCCAAGAAAGATGGTAAAGAAAGCTTCAGTATACATGTGTCGTTCTTTGATGGACTAGATACTAATTTCCATCTTCAAGAGTTTGCAAGACAATATCCCGTAAGGATTGTCCGTTCGAAGCCTTTCCAAATAACTTTTCTAATAAAGTAATATCATTTAGAGGGAAGGGATTGGTTTCAACTCTATCGTTAAACGTTAAAACAACTTCACAACTCTCTAGAAAACGATTCGTAAATTCCACTCGCTCTACTCCGTCCAAAAACATTCCATCGACGAATACAGCAGGGTGGGTTTTTCTTGCCGTCAGCAGCACATCGTGCTCTGATGTATTTATCGCAATCGTTTTTGTCATACCTTCGTCTCACTCTCTAGCGCCCTGAGTTCTATCTCATGGCTGACTTGTTTCAATAGCTTCTCACACGCTATTTTAGCTTCTCTGTACGTTGTGTTTTCGCTGATGAAGTAATCAGCAAGTTCGATGATTTTATCTTCCATGACCGTCTCCAAAAATCGGTCTTAAGACCGATGTAACCCCTTCAAAAACAGTATATATTTATATTATCCTTAACAAGAAAGGAGCTGATGCAAATTGGCAAAATTTTTGAAGGGGACTGTGGTTCAGTGATTCAGTTTGGCTAGGTAACCAACGCGTTTTTACTGCGAGTGTGACTGCACGGAGCCTGTCGCTGACTATAAGAGGGACTGCAGCTCTGCTTATAGCGGGACTGACAGATAACTACCGAGCGACACTCAAAGACTAGCCAAACCACGTTGATTGCAGTGCTGGACGCATGACCAGCGAAGTTTCAACCAGTTGCTTTACACCGACTGTGAAACCTTATCAAAGTGTGCAAGTCTTGACCTAGTGTAAAGTAGGTTAAGACTTTTTTTATTGCTCAGGAACTTGTGAATCGTTCAAAGAAATCTTAGAATCTAGTTCGTCCACTTTCTCAGCAATATATGTCACGGTCCTCAATATCTCATTGAGGGCTGTTCTTTCTAATTCGTCCATCTTTCTTCTCCTTTCTTTTTCTTTTGCTCTATGAGCAACAACCTGCCAAGGATTCGAACCTTGGTGATACCAATCAGGCTACATTCATTTTGTCCTGCATTCCTACAAATGCTGCATCGAAACGAATATCATCGATTTCATCTTGAGTAAAACCAGAATCGAGAAGGTAACGCTCTTGGCACTCGATCTCTTCTGCTAACTCTGTCCATCCGAAAGCGAACTGACGGCAGTTAGTACAGAAAGCTTCAAGTTTGCTATAGAGGAAAATTTCCTCGTAAGTGCCTTGGATTAAAGTTTCCTTAGCTACTGCTTTGAAGATGTTGATTGCTTTCTCGTTTAATGTGTTCATGGTGTTTCCCTCCGATTTGTTTTTTGTTATTTCCTTAAGCTTGATTATATTATACTACGATTTAAATCGTATGTCAATAACTTTTTCGAATTTTTTCGTAATTTTTTCGAATTTTTTATTTACAAAATCGAAAATAAACGGTATTATATAGTAAAGAAGATAGGAGGAAAAAACATGGCAAGAGGACGAGGAAAATTAACTCCTCAAGATAAAGAGGATATGAAAGTCTTTTCCGCAAATCTTAACTCAATTTTATCTGATAGAAATTGTAAACAAGCTGAGCTATCTCGAGCGACAGGAATACCACCTAGCACATTGACAGGGTATGTAAAAGGAACTTCTTTGCCAATCCCTGGCAATGTTCAAAAAATTGCAGATTTTTTTGGAGTACCTAAATCTGTATTAGACCCTAGATTTGTAACTAATAATTCTATGGTCGATGACTCTTCTTCTAATACTTCCTCTATCCAAACCATCTACGACCAACTAGAACCGCCTAGACAAGGCAAAGTCCTGACTTTTGCCGAGAGGCAACTAAAAGAGCAAAACAAAGAAGAAACGAAGATAAACGAAGTATCGGAGAAAGTTGTTCAACTCTATGGTTACGACTACTACGACCACGCTGCTTCTGCTGGTACTGGGCAGTATTTGAATGATGTACGAGTGGAACGGATTGAGTTGCCAGTAGATGTAGATGCTGACTTTGTTATTCCAATCAAAGGGGACTCTATGGAGCCTGACTATCATGATGGCGACCTAGTATTTATCCAGACAAGCGTAGAGCTAAATGACGGTGTTATCGGAGTTTTTAACTACAATGGAGAGGCATATATCAAGCAGCTTGTCATCGACAAAGAACAAGCATACCTACATAGCTTAAACCCTGCATACAAAGATATGCCAATCACACCAGAGACAGACTTCCGAATTATCGGCGAAGTTGTGGATATATATCGGGAGGGATGACATGAGTAACGAAAGTAGACCAATGGAAGTGATTAAACACAACCTAGATTGCAAATGCCACAGACGAAGGGAGTGGATTAGAGTCAATGATAAGTGGCATGCTATCGAGTTTTCAGTGGATGACCCAAATGATCCGCCTATGACAGAGGAAGAGAAAGCCAACGTGGCCTTAATTCTTCAACAACACTTATCGAAAGAATAAAACCAACTGTTTCCAAAATGGAAATAATTGCAAACAAAAAAAGCCTCACGCTCTCAAAGTTTGGCGACTCCGAGCGTGAGGCTAGTGGCAAGAAAAACTTTTCAAAAGATATTACCTTTTGAGACGTTTTCTTGTACCTATTTTATCAAAAAAGGGGTACAAATTCAATGAAAACAACGAATAAAGTCGCAATCTACGTCAGGGTGTCCACTACTTCGCAGGTGGAAGAGGGTTACTCTATCGATGAGCAGAAAGACAAGCTTGAAGCCTACTGTAAAATCAAAGACTGGAAAATCTACGATGTCTACGTTGATGGTGGTTTCTCAGGTGCTAACACTCAAAGACCTGAATTGGAGCGTTTAATCTCAGACGTGAAGCGCAAGAAAGTCGATATAGTGCTAGTCTACAAGCTAGACCGCCTCAGTCGTAGCCAGAAAGATACTCTGTTTCTGATTGAAGATGTGTTTGCTAAAAACGATGTGGCATTTATCAGCTTGCAAGAAAACTTTGACACTTCTACGCCTTTCGGCAAGGCTTCAATCGGTATGCTATCAGTATTCGCTCAGCTGGAGCGTGAGCAGATTAAAGAGCGTATGATGTTAGGAAAAGAAGGACGGGCAAAGAATGGAAAATCCATGTCATGGACGACAATACCATTCGGCTATGATTACTCAAAAGAAACTGGCGTCTTATCAGTGAATCCGACCCAAGCGCTCATTGTCAACCGTATTTTCACGGAATACTTGAACGGTAAGCCAGTAGTCAAGATCATCAGAGACTTAAATGCTGAAGGTCACGTTGGAAGAAAAAGACCTTGGGGCGAAACAATCACGAAATACTTGCTGAAAAATGAAACCTATTTGGGAAAAGTAAAGTACAAAGATAAGGTATACGAGGGGCAGCATGAACCAATTATCACTCAAGAATTGTTTGACTTAGTCCAGCTTGAAGTCGAAAGAAGGCAGATTTCAGCCTATGAAAAATATAACAATCCAAGGCCGTTCAGGGCAAAGTATATGCTTTCTGGATTAATGAAATGCGGATATTGTGGTGCTTCACTTGGTCTGAGATATACAAGAAAAGACAAGAATGGAATCTCTCATCATAAATACCAATGCAGGAACCGACACAGCAAAGATTTAGAAAAAAGATGCGAATCAGGGTGGTACTCTAAAGAGGAACTTGAAAGGGTTGTAATCAAGGAACTTGAAAGAATTAAATTTGATCCAAAATATAAAAATGAGACACTCGCTAAGAAAGAAGAGACTATCAAGGTCGAGGAGATAAAGAAACAACTCGAACGGATAAATAATCAAGTCTCAAAATTAACAGAATTGTACTTGGACGAAATCATCACTCGGAAAGAGTTGGACGAGAAAAATGATAAAATCAAAACAGAAAGGCAATTCCTGGAAGAACAGCTCGAAAATCAAAAATCGAATGTTCTGAGCATCCGAAAGAGAAAGCTAACACGGCTACTAAAGGACTTCGATGTTGAAAAATTAAGCTACGAAGATGCTTCAAAAATTGTCAAAAATATCATAAAAGAAATTATTGTTACAAAAGACGGCATGTCGATAACGCTAGATTTGTAAAGGGTCTAGCGTATTTCTGTATTTTAGTCAAAGTAATTATGATAA